AGCCGCCAATAACAGCGGGCGTGAGTGCTTGGAAAACGGGAATTGCTGCCTTGACCGTTGGCACTGCGTCTTTGATGAAGCCGTTGAACGTCTTAAAGCCCGCAAGGATACCGCCGCGAACATCGCCAAAGAAAGACGCAATATTTACGCTTCCGATTGCTTCGAGTGTTCCAGCAAGGCCGCGCGTAATAGCGTTGTTCATGTTCGCCATTTGTGTTTCAATGCCGCCAGCCGCTGTTTCTGCTTGCTCCTTGAAGCTGGTGATACCCGCGCCGCCTTCAAGGTCTAAGCGGATAATAGCGTCGATGAGCTGGTCAATAGATACCGTGCCCCATACGTCGCCGCCCTCTTTCTGCTTGCCACCGCCTAGAGCCGCGTACAAATCACGTGCGTTGTGTGTAGGGCCGAGAAGAGCGTGTGCAAGCTGGGTGAGCTGTCCAGGCATTGCCTGCATAAGTGACTTCCAGTCCTGCATATCCGGTCTACCCTTAGACAAAATCTGTCTAAACTGTTCCATTGCAGCCGACGCTAATTGCTGGTTTGCACCGGAAGCAATGAGCATATCGTTCAAGCCAAGGCCAACTTTAGTGGCGCGGTCGAGGTCGTTTGTGATGACCGCTAGTCCCTTGACCGTCTGAACCATGGTGTCAAGCTGTGTAGGTAGCGTCTGCAACCTGTCAGACATATAGTTAATGCTTGCCGTTGACTCTTTAGCGGCAAAGCCTAATGACTGCATTGTGCGTGGATAAAGCGTTAGCGTATCGAAACGCGAAACAGCCGCGCCGACGTGGTCTTGAATAGAAGCCATAGCGCGGTTGACAATGCTACTAACAGCACCCGCAACAACGCCAGCTTGAGCAAAACCGCCGCTAAACCCTTGCGCGGTTTGTGAGCCAATCGTGCGGCCTGTGTTGCTCGCACTCTTAGACGCAACGCCTAATTCTTTATTGATCGTGTCAGAAAGTTTGCTCTCAAACTTCGGGACAATGAGAAGGTCAGAACGTCCGATTTCTGCCATTATTCCGTTACCTCCTCCCATTTAACGTTTGGGTCTTGGAGTCGTTTAATTGCTTGTTTGGTTCGCTCGCGCTCTCGTTTAGTGCGCTCAATATCGCGAGGGCGTACCACCGACGGCGGTTCGTCCGTGCTGCACATACCGCGTGCCCACATGGCCGTGTAAATCGTGTCCTGGATATCTGCCAGGGCTTCGCGCTCAATCGACCATGCGCACTCGGGACGCACCGCGGCAACGTAAAGAGAGCCGGGCGGAAGCGTCATTATTAGGTCGATTGCTTCGGCTGGTTCTACCTCGTCATAGGCGACGTGATAATATGCGCGGAAGTCGTGTCGCAGCTCGCGGATATGGCCTTCTTCGAGTTGCGCAAGCGTTAGAAGTTTTTTAGTGCTTCGTTTTGAAACAGACGCTTATATACAAGGACTAGGCCGTCAATATCGACTGTTCCGTCCTCGTCGCGTACTGCTTCATAGATTGTTTCGTACTGCTCGTCACCAAGAAGCATGCGGATAGCTTCGACAAAGTCGTCATCTGTTCGGTCTGGCTTAGAAAGAAGTTCACTGATCTTCATGTCGTGAAACTTCTTCTTTGGGATAACGAATTTAGTACCGAAAATCTCAACCTCTGCACTCTCTGAACGCTTGGTTTCGATTAGCTGCACTTTTGCGGCTTTGGTCTTTGCTGCCTTAGTGGTAAAGCCGAGAATTTGCGCGTAATCTTCGAGTTCTTCCGTGCTCATCATGTCAAGATATTTAGCGTTCATTGAGTTTCACTTTCTACGAGTTTGAAATAAATAAAAAACACCCCCTCGCGTGGAGGGGGTGCGTCCAATAGTTGCTATGCGCTCAACTTTGCGCGGTAGATAACAACGGCTGGTGAACCGTCGTCGGTATCGTTTACGGTAATGTCCATACCGTAGGCCATAAGGTCGCCCTTCTTGTGGGATACCTCGTCAAAAGCGGAAATAACGCCGCGTTTAATGACGGTGCGACGCTTATAACCGTTGGACTCCTCCTCCTCGAAAACGAAGGCGTGAGGTGTTCCCTTGTAAGGCTGCAAGTCAATCTTGGTAACGTCACCGGTTGTCTCGGTAACGGCAGTATCACCAAAACGCAGCTTAGCAACAGCGGCGCGGGAAACCTCGAGGAAAGCTGCCTTGTATTTGGTGGTGTCATTATCAATGGTTGTCATAATGACAGTACCGTGTGCGCCCTTGTGGTCGTTAGCACTAATAGAGCGGCTCTCAGAGAAACCACTGTCGGAAAGCTCGCCCAATGACTCGAAGTCGGTAAGGGTAGACATATCAGCGGTTGCGTTAGTTGGCAATGTGGGGTTAGCCTTGAAAGATACATAGCAAATGCCGCGGCCTGCAACTGGAATTGACGCGGTCGCCAGCTTTGCGTTAAGTTCTGCTGCCATGTGTTAATTCTCCTTTGGTTGATAAGTCCAAACGTTGAAACTGATGTGATAACGTGGGCTTTTAGTTGAAGTGTCAAAATCGGAATAAAAAGACGTTTCTTTGACCCTTGCGTATCCCGCATAGAACGGAAGAAGCGCGATTGCGTCTGAAACTGCCGCGGCTGCGTCGTATGCCTTCTGCTCGGTGGTATCCCACACGAGCACGGTTAGCGTTGCGCGGTCTAGTCCCTCTTCTTGTGCGCCGCCTGTACGACGGACGACAACAAGCGGAAACTTTCGCTTTTCGGGAACAGAAACGGCGACTGTGAAGCCCTTGAAGTGCCCCTGCAATCGCCGTCTAACGTCGCCTTGAATATTTAGTCGTGGCATTGTTATCAGTCCAAAAATTCATCGAGTACGCCGTGTGACGCGGCGTGTTTACCTTCAAAAGAAGCGGGCTTAACAACGCCAAACGCCGTGCCGCGTCCAACCTTCACCGTTGCCGCAAATGCGTTTCCGCTATTTCGGCTCTTTGGTGAACGGTTACTCTCAACTTTTCCGTTTGCTGTTGCGGCAATCTCTGCCGTGCGCTCTTTAACAAGGCTCTGCATTGCGGGACTTTTGAAGATTTCCTGCACGGCTGCTTTGTTGATACGCACCGGCTCGAAACTCACGTCACCCATGCTGCACCCCGACTTCCGCAACCATGTTCCACGGTGTAGGACATGGACGCGTTCTATCGGGTGAGCCGACGACATCGAACGTCATCGCGTCGCGGTCGCCATTACGTACGCGGTCAACTAGAACGACTTTTGCGTGCGTCAAATCGCCTGTGTACGTCTTAGGGAAGGCAAGCGAATACTTGATTTCGATACCGTCGGGGCGTACGTCCGCACTTCCCGAGTCGCGGATACGCGCTTCTATATCTAAAGTGGATAATGGGCGAACCAAAACACCCTCAACAGTGTTTTGCGCCATTTCATAGACTGGTTCGCCCATGCCGTCGCGGCCTGTTTCAGTACGCGTTAAAACGTCTACCGTCTCGCCTAGCATGCGACATCACCTACCACGGGCAAATAACGCCTATGCGCGCCGAACGCCCGAGAGAGCGTTTGAGCACGTTTAGCGTGTCGCGGTCAAAGTATGCGCTGCCGCTTTGGTTGGCGATTGTCACAGAGCCTTGAAAGCCGTTAGCTGAAAAGCTCGCGGCCTTTGCTCCCGTGATATCGCCGAAACCGTCAAGCGTTGGCGGAACGAGCGTTTTACGCGCTGCGTCTGTGACCAACAGACGCGCTAACGCCTGTTGGTCTGCGGTTAGTCTTTTCTTTTCCGAGATTTGCAGACGCGCCCTCAACTTTGCGGACTGCTGCGTCAGTACGGCGGAAACACGGTCGGCCGCGCTCTCGTGGTCGCCTGTGTCCAGCCTGTACTCTTCAACCGTTGCGTATGTTGTGGGCATAGTTCATCGTCCTAACTTAGGCGGTTGCCTTCTGAATAGTGGTCTTTACGATGTAGTCCTTCATCTCTGGGACAAAGCGAACGCCGCGAAGAATGTTTGTCTCGACGGAAACGTGGTCATATGCTGGGCGGTGTGAAACGCCGATAATGCCGCTCTCGTCGATTGCATAAGGCATGCCAGCTTCACCAAGACCGCTGAAGTCGATTGCATAAGCGTGGATGTTCTCGGCTGCGGTGGTGTAAATAGTGCCGGCTGGTACTTTGGAGGTAAGGAACACGTTAGTTGCGCCCAAGAAGTTCTCGAGGTAGGTCATGCCGAAAACGTCCTGGTTGGTAATGGTTGCAGTTCCGAGGTAATCGGCTGCGTCCTGGCGGTTCATGAAGGTTACAACGCGGCTGGCTGCGTCATTGGCATTCTCGAGAACGTCGCCGAGCTTAGCCACGCCATTTGCGAGTGCTGCCTGTAGTCCCTTGCCATTTGCAGTGGTAGTGCCGTTAGCAAGAAGGCCGAAGAAGTCGGAAACGACACCTGCACGAACGGTGGAAATCATCTTTGCGTCGGTGCCCATGACGGCGCGAACGTGGCCAGACTTGAGAATTGCCTGTGCGGTGGTCATCTTGCGATATGGGACGAGCTGGATTGGGTCGATTGCGACCTTATCAACGCCAAACTTAGAGAGTGCTACCTCGTCGCCCTCAACGTAACCAGTGCCGGAAGCGGTGTTGTTGAGAGTGCCGTTATACTTGGTCTGATAGATTGCTGTACCTGCTGCGACAACCTCGGGAGAGAAGATACCGAGGATCTCGGCAAGTCGGTCATACTGGCCGCGGAAGTTCTTAAGAACCTCAACGTCAAGTGAAGCGTTGACTGCTGCGGCGTTAACAATGTTTGCTGGTGCTGCCATGATTTTTGCTCCTTAAAGTAGAGTTCGGGCGCGCGCCTGTACGCGTGCCACGGGGTCGGCGATGTCCTCGACATTGCCTGCGGTTGAATGTGCCGCGCCGCCCTTGTCAAGCGGATATGCGGCGTTTGATTTGGCGAACGATTGAGCGTAAGAAGTGAGCGCGTTTGCGCTTGCGGTGATTGCTTCCTCGTCTGAACCCTGTAACAGCTCAACGGGAACGCCCGTCTCTGTGGAAACCTTGATTTTGAGTTGTAATTCCGCGATTTTTGCGTTGGCCTGTTCTAGCTGCTCGGTTGTGTTGGTAGCCTGTGAAGCCTTCAACTCTTCGATTTCCTTTAGTGCTGCGTCCAGTTGTTCTTTATTGGACTTTGCGCGATCTTCCCACTTGCGCGAGTTTGCCTTCCAGTCGGTCGCTGGCTCTGCCTGTTCTTTTGGCTCTTCTGCCTGTGGCTGCTCAACTTCGGCTGTGGCTGTGGTTTCTTCGAGCTTTGCGCCCTCGGTTGCCTGTGTCTCTTCCTGGCTCATTTGTTCCTCTTTCTAGGCTTTGCGCCCATTGCAAGCCGTGCGGCTTTTCGACATGAAAAAAGCGACTTTCGCCGCTTCTTCTAGTGTTTATGTTCTGCTATGTGTAACTGTTTTGCCATACGCGACACTATCTTATTTCGCAGGTAAGCGTCGTATGACGGCGTGTTTCCGCCAACCTTTCTACCGTCTCGCGTTGTTCGCGTTCGCGTATATTTCTTGCGCTCCTCGGGCGACATCGCCGCCCACTGCGTACGTGCTTCATCTTCGACAGAAGCGCGAGCCGTGCTGTAATAGTGTTGCAGCTTCTTTTGGTTGAAACCCTGCACGCCAGGACTGTTGCCAAAATCAACTGTAGGTGTGCATTTGCAGTGCGTGTGCCTTGAAGCGAGTACGCCGTCCTCGGAGTACACGAAGCCGTTTGAACCGATTAGCAAGCACCACGCGCACGCTCCCGCATGTGGTATCAATGCCCAACGAGGGTGTGCGGGATCGCGTAATGCATTATCGGTGAAGGTATCGTCCGCGTATTCCATGACGCGGCGGCCGCTCAACGCAGAAAGGCTGCTTTGTACCTGCGTTATGTCGTCGGCTTCCGATAGTGTGCGGTTAACGTCTCCGATTGCTTGGTACTGCTTGTTAATTTCGGGAATTGTCGCCGTAAAATCGCTGTCGAGGTCATACGTTGCGCGTAAGTCGTTGTAATACTCAACGGCTGCCGCCGCTGCAAGATTGCCGTACGCCTTCACGAGTGCGGGATATTGCTGTAAGAGATATGCCTGTGTTTGCGTGTCGGTCATACCGACGGTGTTACTCATAAGCTCAACGACGGCATTTTCCGCAAGCGTTGCCGCTGTCTGTAATGACGTGTCGAACCTGTCGAACGTTTCGCGAGGTATCATTACCCCTCCATTTTCGCGGCGATTGCGGAGAGCATATCAAGCGCACCCGCCTGTCGCTGTTCGGCGCGTAGGCGGTCAATGGTTGGCTGCGAAAGCCCGATGCCCTCGTAGTAGACACGCGTTCCAACGATTGATTTATCGGCGGCGGACATCTTAGTCCATGCGTCGGCACGTGCCGCGATTGTAGGCATGGACGGGTCTTGCATGTACGCTTGAACGCTGTTCTGCTCGTCGGTGAGTTCGTCTAGTGCCTTGTTGTTTGCTACGGCCATAATCATGCGGGCGATGTTTTCGAGCACTTCGGCGTTGCGTCTGTTAGCTGTCTCAACTTCAAGAATAAGCGGGTCATTAGCCGCACCGAGAGCGTCGGAAGATGTGTACGTGTTCGATAGAACGCCTAGCTGTGCAAGCGGCACATTTGTTGCGCCACTGAAACGTTGAGCGTCGTTTTCAAAAACGCGGGTGAAGTTCTCTGCGTTACCTGCCGCAAATTGCCCGACCTGTGGAATTTCGCCGTTTTCATCGCGCGAGATTGCCATAATTGCGCCGGTGTATAGCTTGAAACGTGAAGCTGGAGTGCTTGGCTCGTGTTTCTTTTCGTCCTCGTCCTCCTCGCCTTCTTCGTCTTCGTCACTGCCTACACTGTCGCCGAAAAGTCCCTCTGCCGCACCGAGGATATAACGCTGCGGGTATGTGAACAAAGCCGCGCCGATTTCCATGTTTGCCACGTCGCGCATGGCTTTATCGACGATGCCCATTAACTCGGGTGTAATGAGAGAGTGTCCGAGCGGGCGGTCGGGGTCGGGGTCATTCACGAACACGTCAAAGAGTGGGCGGTTCATCGGGTGGTGCTCTTCCGTGCAGCTCCAAGTATTAGCGTCTACGCGGTCAAGCGTAAGCACCGTGTAGGGCATATGCACCGTGTACTGGTCGGGTGCGCCCTTGTCGTCAACACTGGTGAGAAATACGCCGTTTGTAACGCCGTCGGCGGCTGTGTCCCACTCGGTACAAAATTGATTTGCGCTGAAAACGCGGACTTTTACGGGGTTGTTTGCATCAACGGAGCGCATAACGGTAACGGCTGAAATGCCATACACGAGCGCGGAACTCCACGCTTGCTGATAAATGGAGCGCATACGGTTAGTACGCACTACCGCGTCGAGTGTCGCGTTTTGCTGCCCGCCGAAAACAAAGCCGTCGAACACGGAACGCATAGAGTGAGCGCGTACCGCTTTAGAACACCAACCAACAACGGTATTCAAGTTTGGCATTGCAGGCGTAATATCAAGTCCGATACTCTTTAACTGCGATTTCATCGTGTAATACTGGTATAGCTCGTAATTGCGAGAATATACGCCCGACCAGCGCAAAAAAAGACGCTTTACCGTGTCGCGGTAAGCGTCGGGAACATTATCGAGGTTTGGCGTAGCCATTCCGCCGTACAAGAATTTATCTTGATAAATCATAGTATTCGCTGCTTTCTTCTAGGGTTTCTTCGGGTGTTCTTGCAGCACCAAACGGCGAGTGCGGCTGCTTCTGTAATCGTGCTGTCGGCTGCGTCTGTTGAGCCGAAGCCCCAGCCGCCGCGGCTGCCGATTGAACGTCGAACGCACCCAAGCGCGGAATTGTCGAACGCTCGGGCGTATGTGTGTTTAATCGTGCCGTCTGTGAGTCCGTCCAAAAACGATTGTGACGCGGCAATAACATCGGCGGTGTTTGGACGCGTGATATACCCTCGCGGGGCTTTGAGTTCCGCTAGGTTCGTGCAAAGTGCTTCCGCGCCGTTTAGACCGTCAATCATGCACGCGTTGACCGTTTGTTTTCGGTTCACGATTTCTTCGGCAAGTGAGCGCGTGCCGCGTTCCGTTGTGCCGACCTCGACCAGCTCCACGGCAAACTCGCCGTCCTTGTTTTGTTTGCAGCCAACAAGCGCGTAAATTGAGCCGTCGTTAGAGAAGCGAACGCCAAACGTCGTTTTCTTCTTGTATTTGTCGCCGATAGACTTAATACGAGCGGCACGCCAAATATCGGGGTCTATTGCCGTTTTGACAACTCCCGCTTTCGCCCACCAACCCAAGCGTTCGCGAGCGAAACTATCGGGTGCGACATCGTCCGCTTCGGCGGCGATTGTCTCTTCATCGATGAGATAGCCTAGTGACGGGTTTGTTTCGTACCAGCGGTCTACTTCGTGCGTGTCGCCGACTTCCTCGACCGCCCATTCCAGCCACGCCGTGCCCTTGGTGTCGCCGTCGTGTACGCGGTCATGTAGTGGCTTGAACACCTCTGCGGGTGCTTTTTCATTTGGCGGTGTTCCTAAGTAAATAACTTGTGCGTTGTGCTTCTTGCTTGCCGACGTAACAAAGCGTGACGCGTCCTGTTGCTCACGCGTCAACTCCTGCGCTTCGTCGTAGATAACAACGTCGTAACTCTTACCACGCGCAAGGTTGTTTGTACGCGTTGTAAAGCGGATATAGCCGCCGTTTTTCAAGTAAATAGCTTGCTGGCCGTTAGTTTTGCGCACCGCGTCTAAGAGGTCGTTTAAGTCCTCGTTTTCCTCGTCCTCGAACGGCGCGGACAGTTCCTTGAACATGCCGTCGGCGGTGTCTCCGTGTTGGCACGTGTACAAGATTTTCTCGCCGTCGGCGATTAGTCCATAGAAGCAACGAGCGCGAACGCTCCACGATTTACCGTTCTGTCTAGCAAGGGACAGTCCAACGGTTTTGAACGCGTATTTATCGCGCTTATCACGTGCGAGCATAACATCAAGAAAGTGTTGCTGCCATTCAAGCGGCGCGTCCCAAAACTCGGAAGCCAGGGCTGTTGCTTGCTCGCCATCGGTGTATGCGTACTTGCCGACAATCTCGTATGTCGGCGTTTGCCGACCGTATCGTTTAGCCACCGTTCACCCGCTTTGCTTTCTTCGCACGATCATTCATCACAAATTGCAACATCGACGCTTGTTTCGTCTTTTTCTTCTCCGGCTCTGCCGCGTCATTGATACCGAGTTGTTTATTGAGCTGCCTAATCTCCGCGCTTGCTTGTTTAAGCGTCGATATCTGCGGCAATGCTTTTAAGTCGCCGAGCTTGTTTTGATATGCGACCTGTCCTACGTCGTCGATGTCGTCGATGCACTGTTGCGCGACCGCGTGCCACTGCACCAAAAGAAGAAGCGCGGGAACGTCTGATGTGCTAAACGTCCTCGCGCTTGTAATCTCGTCCCACTTCGCGGACTTGAACGGGTCATTTGCCACGTTTGCCGGCTTTGTTAGTCCGCTTGCTTTTTTCCGTGGCATGTATCACCTCGCAAAATAAAAAAGCAGCCACGAAAAGCGACTGCTTAATGTCCTGGTAAATATTCATCGAGTAGCGGACTATTTACGCCAGCGTTAATAACTTTGTTTAGTTCTTTTATTCTGTTATTGACAATATCTCGATAGCCTGCCCCTAGCCTGTCAACAACCGCTCTCGCTTCCTGTCCCCTCCTGGTGTTTCTTCCGCCAATCTCAATATCAGCTTTTCTTCTGCGTTCTTGTTGCTCTCTTCTAAACGCTCTCGAGTTCGACCACTGCGCGGCTTCTGTTTGTAGTCTTGTTCGCTCTTTTACAATCGACTCAAACGCAGTCTGCCTTCTTGCTTGCCTTTCGGCTGCTTGTGCGCGAATACCTGCGGCGGTGCTTGCGTAAACTTGCTTGCGCTTTTCCTCTAGCTTCTCGATTTCATGACGAGTCTCTGAGCCTCGATTGCGATACTCAAAGCCGATTTGTTTAATACGCTCGCCTGCTTGCTCTCGCAGCTTGATTTCTTTCTTCTCTGCCGCTGTAGGCTCGACCTTGTACAAGCTGCGTTTATAATCGTCGCCGCCCATAATAAGCTGTTGTGCTGCGTCGAAATAATCTTTTTCTTGCTCTTTCAATACTTTCAAACGTGCGTCAATCTCTGCAAGCTCCATTTCGGGAGTCATGAGAATTTGAGATACTCTCAGCCCTGCACCGCCGCGTGCTTTTCTCATTGCACGATATTTGCGCATATATTCTTTTGATTTTGCCATTATTTACACCTCAAAAATTATCTATTAAATAGCTCGGGAGAAGAGAAAAACCTGTTGTAAAGAGCGTCTACGTCAGTGTTAAGAAGGTCGAAGGACTCGTCATAATATTTCCCGATTTCGTCCAAGTGTCTTAAATAACTACTTTCAAGTGTTTCTCTGACATTTTTTCTAACGCTTGTAAACCTCTTCATAACGTCGAGAGTTTCTTGATTTACTGTTTTTTCTCCGTTAGGGTTTACCATAGCCGCTTGATAACGATACGTCTCTTTGACTTGGTCAACCGTATACATCAACGCAGTTTCCAGAACGTCCTCTTTTGTAGGCTCTGCGGCAACCGCCACCGCGGACAGCTTTTCCGCTTTCTTTCTCGCGCGATACTGTTGCATGTAATATTTAGATTTAGCCATGCTAACCTCGCTTAAACGATGAGGGTTTATAGTTGCATACTTCGATGTCTCCGAAGTCAACGTCGAGCGCGTCGCCTAAGAGCAGCACGCGTTTTGGTTTCGTTGCTTCTAGTGCCTTGCCAAAGCCAGCAACCGCGCCGGCTCGTGCTTCTTTGTCACGGGTAACGCCTACCGTGGAAATGAAAATCGTTTCGCCTTGTGGCAAGCTGTCGAAACAGTAAGGAAAACTCGACGCGTCGCTCCACGTAACGTTTGGCACAACCTTTAGTCCCTTCGACTGCCAAAAGAAACCGAGAGCACGGGAACGGTAAATGTTCCACAACTTCATCGGGTATGGCATATCGATATACACGCTGAAATCGGGACAAACGACGCACTCGAATTTCTTTAGCAAGTCAACATATTTATGTGGTTCGTTCCAAACTCTCTCGAACTGGTAATCGTCAATGCAGAAATGCACGCCGCAATTAAAATCGATTGCCGTTTTGCAGAAGTTGAAACTGATTAGATCGTGCGGTTTAACGTCGCATGGTTCTAGCGGTGGAAGCTCATATGCGCCCGTACAATCATCGCGGTTGCAAATATCCATATTCCAGCCGTGATTGTTGTTCAAGATATGGGCGCCGCTCGGAAGGTCTTTACTCTTGAAGTCGCAGCCAAACTTTGACATATCCAGCTTGCCAATGCTTTTGACTTCGCTTTTAAGCATGGAAATATTCCACGTCGATATCTCGCCCGTTTTGTTATCTGCGATACGGTATGCCTTGATTTCGTCCTCGGTTAAGCCGTCGCAATAGGCGATGTTCTCGTCTGGTATCTCTTTCCAGCCGAGAGATTTACACGCTTCAACGCGCGTGTGGCCTGTGACAATCACGGGGTTCTCGCGGCTCTCAAGAACGATTTGGCCGCGAAGTCCGAACTGGCGAATACTGTCCGCGACGGCTGGGATAGCCTTCTTGTTATGCCGTGCGTTTCGGGCGTAAGGGATAATTTCGTTGATATCCATTGACCACCTGCATATTTTAAGAGTGAATATACATCGCCGCAGCTAGGCGGCTTGTTGTGATAAAAAACACATCGGGGGGATATTAGCCCTGGGTGCAAGGTATGGCGAGCCCTGTTTCAGCAAAAGACCCCCCTGTACTAGCCACTGTAAGCCGCTCTAAGCCACTATTTACCACGCTGTGGTGTGCTGGTACTGCAATAGTGTTTCTGTGTCTATAGCGTGGCTCTGCGTTGCTCTCATGACGTTTACGAAGTCTATAGGCGTTTGCCATGCTGCACCGCGGGCAATTGCAGCGGCTTTGAGCTTCTCGACCTTTGCCACGCTCTTCGCTGACCGCCACGCATTGCAGCACCTATGAGCCGCGCGTATGTTATCCGCGTCATAGGGTGAGCCGCCCTGGCTTACGGGTACAAGCTCGTCGGCTTCATACGCTAACGGGTCGCGTGCTGGTCGATTGTAATCGATAGCAAGCCCGCATATCCAGCAGGGCGCGCCGATAGCGCGTACCCTTGCGCGTACCGCATTTCTGCGTGTGCTATTAGCTCGTCTTACGTTTGCGCCCATATGCTCCCCGTCCCTACCCCTACCCCCTAGGGTATAGGGTGGGTGTATCGACAAAAGAAAAGCGGCCGTGGAGAGGAACACGACCGCTGCCCGAGAAAGGTTACTTTAGACTGTAACCTATGCGTTTATCTTTGATTATTCTTCACTCTATGCGTTTGCAATTCCCTTGCCTGCTGCGACGTGTTGAAGTCCGTATGTGTCGCATGTCTCGCATGCTATGCGCGCGTATTTGAAGATTGACGCAATACTCATACAGAGCACTGATGCCGTTTGCTCATAGGTCATACCGTGAATGTAATGAAACTTGATAATATTTGCGGCATCTTCTCCAACTAGTGACGATAGGCCGCTATCGCCATTTTTACCGTAAAGCACGTATTCGCATGTTTCCTTTAGCTTGTCGTATGCGTTCGCTGCTCGCTTCTCGTCTTCTTCTAGCATTAAGCGGATATCGACGGTTCGCATTGTGTCCGGGTCTTTGGTACTACTCACGCTCTCGTTGAACTTCTGTGTTTTTGCGCCTTCGGTGAGCTTGTACGCGTTTACTCGCTCCCGTGTCTGAAACCAACAATCACGAGCTTCTAGACATGCCGTAAATAACTCTTTAGATGATGAATAAGCTAAATCGTAATTATCGCTTGTACCCTTGATACCATTTGCCGCTGATACCATTGCTACCCCTTTTCTCTCGGTAGCTAAATGATAGCGTTTAACTGCTTAAATGTCAACGGCTCGTGTTAGTTATCAACATATTTTCAACATGTTTTATACAAGTTTTCAACAAATAATAGTTATTAAAAATGCGCTTATCGCGCAAATCGATAGTACTATTCCCTTTTGAATGTAAACTGGAAAGCAAGGAGCGCAAAAGGCGGTCAGATACCCGCTGAAGCGTCTGCCCGCTTTTGCTTTGAGGTGTGAAACATCGTACTCCAGAAGTTGCCTTCTGTGATTGTTTCCCTTTGCTGGTTCTTTTCTCTTGCTGTTGCGTGTTTTTGGGAAACTTGTTTTCCTTAGTATAGCAGATTGAAATTAAAAAATGTCGCGTTTGTACCTCAATGTCGCGTATGTCGCCAAAGTTAACAATTTGGAAACAATTATGTAACACATTAGAAACGTAATATGAAGGTACTGTGTAAGCTATTCCAATATTGCATGACACGGCATGCGGTTTTGTAATAACTGATATTCAAATAAGCATAGAAACAAAAAAGGCCAGCAACCGCAAGGGCTACTGGCCTGTTGATTAGTTAAAACTGGAATAAAAACTCGTCTAGTGAGAAGCCATCTTTTTTGATTTGCTCGTGCAGCTTTTGATAAGCAATATCGAGCTGCTGTTTCAATTCAATTAGCTTTGAATGTAACGTGGGATATTCAAACGTCAACTCGCGCGGGAAGAATGACAACCTTGTTAACCTTCTTCTAATGTGGTTCTCGCGGATATTCTCTGTGTTGTTTGCGTAACTGCATTGAACTAGTGTGCCGCCATGACGAACGATAATCTCTTCAACGATTAGCGGTTCGCCGTCGCCGTCGACCTTGAAAACTCTATCGCCGATGTGAATTGCTCGTCTTTCCTTGGAGCGTGGACACGTGATGTAGTCTTTAATGTCAACGAGAGATTTAATCTCTTCGAGCATTTCGGCACATGTCTGTTTGTTAATCTTTCCGTGCTGCCTGTTAAATACATACTTTGGGTAAAGCGTGTCGATAAAGTCTGACTCGGTTATATTTTTACCCTCCTTGTTCGTGTTCTCTAGCTCTTCAAGCCTTTTAACGGCTTCTTTGCGTCTCTTTCTGTCCTTCTTCATGTTTAACCTCCTACGGGAAGCCTAGCGGCCATAACGACCGCCAGGCGTTGTTTATGCTGTCTTAGAACGGAATGTCCGCGTCGTAAAACTCGGGTTCGGGTGCGCGAGGTGCGCCGTAAACGGGCGTATCTGCCACCTTCGCGGCTTCCGCGGCTGGTGATGTTACTTGCTGGCCGTTTGCGCGGCTTAGAAACTCGATTTCATCGACGATAACTTCTAGCTTGCTACGACGCTGCCCCTCTTTCGTTTCCCACGCGCTATAACGCAGCTTGCCTTCAATGGCAACTTTTGAACCCTTGGAGATAAAGCGGGAAACGGCTTCTGCACGTGAGCCAAAGACGATACAGTCAACGAAATTCGGTACGTCTTCCCATTCGCCCGTTTGCGGGTTCTTGCGACGGTCATTCACCGCGACACCGAAAGCCAGTATTTGCGTACCGCCTGCCGTGGCTCTAAGCTCCGGATCATGCGTAAGGTTGCCCGAAATGTTTACTCGGTTGATACTCATTAAAAGGTCACTTCCTCAAAGTCTGCCACGCTCTGCGTTGGCTCTTTCTTTGGCTCGGGTTCGACTGTCTCGACTCCCGCGTCTGCGTCCTCGATATCCTGTTTCATGGCCGCTACTGCTGCGGCTACTTGGTCGTTAGTCATCGTCTCCATGCTTGATGCCTTGACGGTATCCAAAAGAAGCTGTGTGCCGTCCTGCGGGCTTACTCCTGCCGCCTTGCACCATTCCTTATAAAGTGCTCTAATCTCGCTTAAATCGGTTTGCTCGTGCGTTGGCTGCGGCTGCATAGGTGCTTCCTCGATGTCCTGCGTGAAGATGTCACTTGCTGCGGTTGTGGAACGCACCGCGTCAACAAAAGCACGCTTTTTGGCCATTTTCAAAACGGTGTTCCATAGGTCGGCAATATCTTCATTCTCGGCGGTTGCTTTGGTCTGCCAGTCTTTGCGGTAGCGGTATTTCTTTTCCATGGTTGAACATAAACCCATACCAACGCCAACGATCGTGCCTTCCTCATTGAGCAGATTACATGTAACGTCATACTCGCGATGGTTGTTGCCTAAGTCCTCTTTTGTAATCTCGTACTTAGGCACAAATCGGAACATAAGCGCGATTTTCTCTGCTCCTGGCTGGAGCAATACGGGTCTATCTCCGCAGCCTTTGATTGTGTCGTAGTGCGTGCCTTTCTGTAACACGTCCTGCATAAGGTATTGAATTTGGTTAACCTGGGAGCGGACAATCTCCGCTCCGGTCTTGTTACTGGACTGTACAAGTGCGTTTGCCATAATTAACTCCTCTTTAGTACACCGTGAATATTGTTTGCTTTAAGCCAGGAAAGAAGATTGCCGCGCTGTGTAGGTGTTACTTCGACCTCGATAATCAACTTCATTACTGGCTCGGTTGCCTGTGGTGCTGTCTGTGGCTCTGCGACCGTCTGTGTTGGCTGTGGTGCGGCTTGCTGCTGCTCCTGCTGGCGTGCGGCTGCTTCTGCTGCTATGCGCTCCTGCTGCTCCTGCCACTGTCTCTCGCGCTCCTGTTGCTCGCGTTCGAGCTGCTCTGTTTTGTCGCGCTGAATGCGACGCTGTATCATCGCGGACATCGTGTTCTCGAACTCTAGCGTTGAGAAGTAATCGCCCTTGACCTCGACGCGCTCGCGGTCGTCCATTTCCGTTGCGTTGATGTTCTTGATGTCGTTTGCGACGCGATCAATGCACTTACGCAGATGCTCCACGGCTGCACGCTCGTTTGTCGAGCGGTTGAGCCACTTACCCTCTGTACCGAAACGCTTTAATAGAAGCTCAAAAGGGACGAGCGCGGTTTGCTGGCCGTCAAGTGGTAGTGCAATGTCGGGTGCGTACGTCTCGTATTCCTCCTGGAGCGTGGTGCGGCGTGTGCTCTCCCATCTGTCCTCGTAATCGGTGATGTTTGACTTGTAAGCACTTTCGAGCGCGGTTAGCTCGCCGATTGCTTCGGCTGCGTGTGCCTTGAAACGATTGATTGCGTTCTCTAGCGTCGAAGTCATCGACTTTCGGTCGCTGTCGATTGCCGCGATTTCCTTGCGAAGCATTGCGCGAGCCGATTTAGCGTCTTTGTAATCGGCTTCGTTCGTGATGTCGTGCGGCTGGTATTGTGCCGCGATTGTTGCAGCCTTACTGCGTGCTTCTGCGAGCCATTTGTCGCCGTCTGTGAGTACCGCGGGCGGCTCGATGACTTCCGCTTTTACTTCGATTACATCGTTATTTTTTGTTGCCATTTTCTTTTAACCTCTCGTAGAATTTGGAGTTTGCCCATTCCTCGCGGGCTTCTTCTTTAGTTGCTTTTGTCGCACTCTCACACCCGCAATAGTCGCAGTGTAAGAAGTAACCGTGCGCCGTCTCACGAACGCCGATACCGTAGAACATGCCGCCATCGTTCATGCAATGAGGACAAATCATTAGTGTTTATCCTTTCCAAGCTCCAAGCCGACATAGACGAGAAAGCCGCCAGCACATGCGCCGAATAATGCGGTTGCTGCGCTAATGAAGTAATCCCAGTCGCCAGTTGCAGGCAGTACAGTCTTCTTCTTAGTCTTCTTCACTGGCTTAGCTGGCTTTGCTGGCTCGGGCTTTGGCTCGGGATCACTATCCTGTGGCGTTGGCACTGGCTCGGGTGTAGGTGTTGGAGTTGGCGGTGTCTCCGGTTCTGGCTGTGGCTCGGGTGTTACTGGCTCTGTTGGTCGATTATCGCCGTTGCCGTTGCCGCCACTGTCTTGATTGACGTACTGATAACGTGAACCCTGCGTTGTCTCGCGGCTCTTTAGCTGAATTGCGTTCGAGGTTGTCTCTGTACCTTCTGTCTCGTAGTACATGAAGTATTGAACGCCTTGGAAATCAACACTCGACAAGTCCCACGTGAAGCCGCTGCCATTGATTGTTGGCTCGGGAACATTGATGCGCACCCAGCTTGCAGGGTCGATGTTGCTGTATGCGTCCATGTGAACACGGTATAAGCGGAATGAGCCAGGAATAATGCGTGTACCGTCCTGCGCGGTATCCTCGAGTACAACGTTTGTGAGGTTGTCCGCTGCGTGGTTCAGACGTACCGACCACTCGACCGTGCCATGGTCGGTCTTTACGCCCCATTTGGCGATGACCTCGTGTTGGATAATGCCGTAATGCTTGGTTTCAAAACTAGTCTCCACGACCTGTCCCGTGGCTTCATCAATAAGCCTTAGCGTGGTAGTTCCTGCCGCTGCGTCAGCCTTGACGTGAGCCGCAAGCCACAATGTACCCTGCACGTGGTCTTTACCTTCGACCCATGACGTATATGTGATCGTGACACGTCCAGTGGTTACTTGCGCCGTTGCCATAACGGCACCGTCGGGCGCGTAAATGTCGAAGCTGGCCGCGTTTGTTGCGGGAAAGTCGAGGGCATCGGGAATACCCAGCGAGAACGTGTCACCCTCGTGCACCTCACCTTGTGCTTGCCAAGAAGCGGTCAAGTAAATGTCTTGGTTTGTGAATGCAGAGGTTAAGTCCTGTTTGTTTTTGTCCGTGACTCTAAAGCTGGTAATCGTGGTCGGTACCGTCTGAGCCTGTGCGAGTGCTGGCACGCATACCAGCACCGCAAAGACGCAGATAGCCAGCCATTGAAGAATCTTCTTCATGGTTAAAGCCTTTCTATTTGGTTGTAATAAATAGGAAATTAAATAAATGCTGTTTTAATTCAGAAAATCGTTAATTTTTCGGGATACGTAAATTGCAACTGGAGCAGTAACAGCTACCGCAAGAACGAAAAGAATAGAAGCAATAATAGCAATGATGAGTGACTCGATACCTTCCATTTAACCTCCTAACCGAAGAAGCCGCCCCAATAAAGCAGCAAGAAAGAAATAACCGCACTAATCGCGAAGGTGTAGGCATTATGCGGCTCGCGTGGCTTGCCGTGGTTGATAATCTCGTAAATTAGCCCAAAGATAGCCATAACAAGCCAAATAATTTGCGGAATGCCAAGGTTAATTGTCATTTTTCCTCGCTCTCGCCGATACTAATTCCTTTTCCAGCTTGTCCGCCAATTCTTTGTCCCTAATCATAAGTTTGAACACGAACTCTTCCGCGCTTTTCAACGCTGCTTCCGTGCCTTCATTAGCAATGGCGAGCAATAAACTGTAAACACCCATAATGTATCCTCGGTCGTAGGCGTCTTCTCTAACAGCTTGCAAAAACTCCACTTCAAAAGCTGCCGTACCGTTTAGTTCTGCCATGTGATCTCCTTCAAGTTTGCCGCGCCGAAATCGACGGTAACGTATGTCGTATCCTTGCAGCATGAACGCGGTAGCTTTGTTGCCTTCAACTCGATTACTTGCGCGTCGTCCTCGTACGCAACGCCATTCAGCCCGTCCAATACGAGCTTCTCGATGTTGTCGATGTCGGGCTTGTGTGTGTCATGCTCGAATAGCACGCACTTTGGCGTGGTCTTTGGCAACGAACGTGCGGCCTTGATGTAAATACGCACGGGTTGGTTACGTTCTGCCTTGAATGGCTTGTGGTAGCACGCTTCGCGGTAAGCGTCGGCCACTGCCTTTTTGTCGGCTCTGTTGCGCGCTGTGTCATAGACAAAGCCGTTGCCAGTTCTAGGGCGTTGCAAGCCGTGAACGAACGGCATGGTAAATTCGATTGTCATCGCTCCTCCTTCCACGCCAGCTTCTTGTAATGCTCGATTGCTTCGTTAAACTCTTTTTCGCAATCTTGCAGAGGAACGTAATTAAACTTGTAACCAGCACTCAAATATCCAACAATGCACTCATGCTTTGCTTTCAATGCTTGCAAATACAATTCATCAGCTGTTGGTTTGTGCTCAGTCACAACGGGAATGCGATAATTCCAGGTGTTAGGCTTCATCACGCACCACCCTTGCGCCACAGTCAGGGCAGTATGGACGAAAACACCAATAGCCCTCCTCCTCTTCATACTCTCCTGCAAGCCTATGACCGCAGTTACCGCAGCAAGCATGACCGTCTTGAATTTTTAACTTACACGTCGGATTTACAAGGTCGGCTAGAAGTTCAAAAAGTTCACGAATGGCGTTGTCATATGTGGATTCTTTTGGAGCGGTATACCCAAGGGCATACGCTATCGAGCCAGGCGTTATGCCTAGACCACATGCGAACTTACTGCGCAGCTTTTTCGCTACCTCTTCGCGGCTAATCATCGCTATCACCTAGACTTTCAAGCTGCTTAGCGATACGTCTTAATTCAATGTGAGGAACAACGCCTATCGAAGAGGCTTCATCTCCTAAAACACGCTTAATGCGCTGTGCAAGTAACTTAACTGTTACAGGCTCTTTGTGAGTTAGTTCGTTTGCGGGTTTCTTAAAACATATAAGCTCTCTGCCAGCTGACAGAAGAACATTACTAGACGATGAGTGCCCTGCGACTTCATACTTTGTGCACTCGCAATCGTATACCGTATCACCGATACGGATAACCTCACCGTCTTTATCGACTGGCAACTCAAGCATATTTGATGTGTCGCAGAGGTCGACAATACGGGCTAGAAGTTTCTTCATATCTTCCTCGTATGTTGTATTACCAGCCGAGCGATGACCCAAAAGAACCTCGTACAAAGAACCGCACACCGCGACACATTCGTTTGCTCTCTCAGCGATTTCTGCACGTTCTTGTTTAGTTAGCATTGTTGCTCCTTTCGACTAGAAACGGCACGTCCGCGGTGAAAAGCAGATAGCCAATGAGTACAAGAGCGGCGAATACGAGAAGATCGTACGCAACAATAGATACCGTCGCGTCGCCGCCTGTCGCGATAACGGCAACACAAGCCGCAGCAAGCACGCCAAACGTGCCTTTAAGTAGATATTTCATTTTCTAACCCCAATCGGGCATATAGTAGATTTTTGTTAATCAGCCATTTTTTCCGCAGCTTCACCGCCGGAAGCTCGCCTGTTGCGCACATGCGTTCAACAGTGCGCTTATTCATTCCCATGAGTTCCGCGGCTTCTAGCGCGCTAAGAAGCTGTTTAGTCGGTAAGTTCTTCGTTTCCGTACGCATAGCGTGCGAAGAAGTACGTTTGACCCTTGCCGGTTACTTTGGGCGTGCGGCTGATTGTCACGCTTCCATCGGCTTTGTGAACGGCCGTCTCTTTAATGCGGAATAGTCCGAGTTCCATTGCTCGCTGTGTAGGCACGTTGTAATTGCTGCCAAAACGCCCCAAGTACCCGTCGGCGCGTAACCACTCAAACAGTCGATTTTGTCCGACCTCAACGCCGTTTTGTCGCAGCATTTTAGCCAGCTCACCGACTAGACACGTGCCGTCAGCGGCGGCCACTGCGTCCGCGAAGCGGGCTTTTGGCGCGAGCTTGTCAATTAGCGCGTCTTTGCGCTTGATAGCGTCGTTGGCCACGATGAGAGCGCGCGAGAGCAGCTCTTCGTTCGTTTCCGCACCGTTCACGGCGATATAACCACCGTTCGCACGGATTGCTGGTAACACCTCGTGCGTAATCCAGCGTTTGAAACTTCTTGCTTGTGGGATTTTTGAGCCAATCACGGCCGAATATAAGCCAGGCTCGTTAATAATTGCGACGCGCTGCATGCCGCCGCGGGTACGCATTAGCTGCGTATCCTTTTCGTCCGCGTCTAATCGACGCGTCATGTCCGACGGCATACGATAACCGAGCGCGTCGGATACGTCGCGGGCAACGAACCAAGGGTTGCCGTGACTGTCAGCGAACGTCGTTAGCTCGCCGAACTCTTCGGAATAGAAGAGTTGTATACTCTTATCGCCCATCTTTTCTCTACTTTCTCGGGCATGCCCTGTTTAAGTTGCCGCTTAAATGGGGCTTTTACTTTGAATAGACACAATGTCCAACTTCTCTGCAATTCGTCCAAGTCGCGTTTCTCAAATTGCAAAGCACTTTTATTGATCCTTTCTCTAACTCGAAGGCTTTTAGAACAAACGTGCAAGTGCTCGGGTTGCGCTTCTCCTCTCGTAGCGCGTCGAAGATTGTTAGTTGCTGTGGCATTTATGCCATTTTCCGAACGCCTTTGCCGCTGCGTTCGCGTTCTCGAAGCTGCCTAGCAGCCACGTGTTGCCGCTATCCTCTCTCACGTAATAATTGTCATTGAAGCGGCTTTTTGTCAGCCGTTTGTTGCCATGCCGCATAACTGTTTTATACGCTGGTTGTGCGTTTCCTGCGTCAGCCGTGTAACGGTTGCGAGGTTGCCACACGTACTGCCACGCCGCGCCTGCGTTCTGTGGTACTGCCATGTTTACTCCCAGCCGATAAGTTTTTGCGGCTTGATATTCAAGGCTTCCGCGAGACTGCTAATGGTTCTAACCGTTGTGTTTATTTCTCGCTGTCTCGCGTTCTCTATCTTCTCGATAGTCGAGACGTTTACTCCGCTGCGGTTAGATAATTCCGCGCGTGAGATGTTGAGCCTTGCACGTTGCGCGCGCAAGTTCTCAGATAGTGTTTCTCCTTTCAACACGTTAATTTCTCCTTACGTTTTGAAACGAACAATTTATTTAACTTTTTTATCGTGGAAAGTCACCACGTACAACATATAGTCGTTAGTGACTAACTCTCCACTACTTCTAGTGGTATTTTCTTTTCAAGGTACGTGTTCACTTTCTGAACAATAACATAATAAAATATCAAAATTTGATATTCAAGTATCAATTTTAATTATTTGAATATCTTGTGAAGAATGTTTATAATCGCTGCATAAGGGAGGTGTTGAATGAGTAAGTTCAATTTACAACTGCGAGCGTTACGTTCAAAGAAGGGCTTGACCCTCGCGGAACTGGCCGAAAAGATCGGCACAAATTATCAGACTGTCGGCAGGTGGGAACGCGGGACAACTGAAATTACTCTAGGCGACGCGTTGAAGGTCTGTCGTGCTTTAGACTGCTCACTCGATGAACTCGCGGGATGGGAAGCATCGCCGACAATCAAGGAACAAGAGAGACGCGCTATTGACCTGCAAAAGAAAATACAAGAGGTTATAGACAAGTACCAGGCATAAAACAGTATGCGAAATGTCAACGTACGCATAAATAGTTTTACTGGTTTTTGCTGGAGTGGATAGCCTAAATTTCCGTGATTTTGTTATGCCAGTTGATTTGTAAGTAAATAATGAAGGGAAGTTTTTGTTATGTCAGAAGTCCAGGAAACAACACAAAAGACGCTGCAAACAAGAAAGCAGCAATTCAAGAACGCTTCAATAGCAACGTTCGTGTGCGGTGTAATCGCGTATGCGCTCAATGCAGCGTTTGCGGCACGTATCGCCGAGGAAATGTCATTAGCTCAGAGAGTGCCTACGCACACGGTCGCACAAAGTGTGCTTGCCAATTACGCCGCGGGTTCACAAATTGCTGTGATTGTGGCGGGCGTATGTGGCGCGGTTTGCCTTTGTGCAATTCTGCTTTGGTTCGTTGCCGACTTGCTCGAAATCGCAAAGCGCGAAAATGCTTAAACACCCGTTCCGTGAACTGATGTCAAAATCGGCCGTGAGAGTTTGTGGCCAAAATGTGGCCAAAGTGTGGCCAAATCGAGATAAAAATAGCCGCACAAGGCGGCTACGTGGGAAAACATGGAGCCAGCAATCGGGTTTGAACCGATGACCCCCGCTTTACGAGAAGTGCCCAAAGTGCGACATTCGGGTATTTATGCGACAAAACGAATTATGGAAAATGGGTGACAAGCTGCCTATATGGGCATTATCAAAAGTTTAACTGTTAAAGTGAAAACAGTCGGTGTGGCCAATTTGTGGCCGAATTTGTGGCCAAGACTTGTGGCCAACGGCGAGAGAGGTTACCAAAATGAAGCTATATCTGCAAAAGCGCAGTGGCTTTTGGCGGGCGCGTGTCACATGGACGGACGCAGAAGGCAAACGACATGAGCGCAACGAGACTACACCTATTGAATGCAGCGAGGACGATAACCGCGGTAAAAAGCGCGCCGAAGAATGGCTGGAGGGTTGGGCACGAAAGCTCAATATCTCGGACAAAGGAACGAGCAACGGCGCAACGATGACGTTGTATTCGTATTGCCGCGCTCACTATGCGACCCTGCAAGCTATGGGACATATTGAAGGACGTACCGCCGCAGGATATAAAACGAGCTTGAATTACCTCGACCAATACTTCGGCGAAAAGAAAATCGGCGAGATAACAACTGTCGAAGTCGAGAGCTTTATCCAATGGCTCACCGAGCGCGGGTTGAGCAATAACACTATCAAGAAAACGTTTAATGTTCTTCATCACTGCGTACGTCAAGCTGTCGCGGTGCGCGACATCGAGTGGGACTATTGCGCGGCAATCAAGCCACCTAAATGCCAACTGCCGCCACCTAACCCGCTTGATGAGCCGTCACGTAAAAAGCTGTTATTTATGCTTGAAAACCTCGAAAAAACGCCTTACGTCGTGGCGTGCTATCTCGCGTACTATACCGGCATGCGCCGCGGCGAGATATGCGGTTTGCGTTGGTGCGACGTTGAACTTACGCCAGGAAGTGAATACATCAACGTGCGCCAGGCGGTGAGCATCGAAGAAGGCGGAACATACGTCAAGCTGCCTAAGACAAACAAGGAACGCCGCATACCCATTCCCGCGAGCCTTGCGGCTATTCTCAAAGAACGCCGCGCGGGACTGCTAGAAGACTGTATGCTTTGCGGTATCTCGTTTGAACCTGCAATGTACGTTTGCGGCGATGTTGAAGGTCACTACCTACACCCAAGCCCGCTGTCGAAGTGGTGGCAACAGCACGCGAAAGAATGGGGCTTAATGGGCACGCAGAAACGCCGCCCGGTATTCCACGATCTGCGCCACACGTTCGCGACAATCGCCGTTCGAGCAACCGACCCGAAGACGGCACAAGATATTCTCGGTCATGCAGATATCAACATGACAATGCGCTACGCAGATACTACGACAGAGCAATTAGAGAAAGCGCGTAACCCTCTAGCGTCGGCATTAGGCGAAAGCAAGGACACGGGCGCGAAAGTTGAGGAATTCCCGCGAAAAGCGGCTAATTTCTAGCGTTTGCGTTTGTGCTGGTAAACGGCTCGTTGTAAGGCGTTTTAAGCCACGCAAAAATCGAAGTCGAGTAAATACTCATAAAAATACCCTCAACCACACGGGTGAGGGTATTATTTTAGGCATTCATTGCTTTGAAACTAATAGACATAAAAAAAGAACCCCTCCCGCCGAAACGAGAGGGGTTGCAGGTCTAGTCTTGCACTCTTCCGAGCAGCTCTAGACGTGTTACTTAACGCCCGAGATATAACCGTCGTCGTTCGTGGTTACAGTAATGTCGCCTGTAAGCAAACGGCCGTCTTTATCAAACGCGCAAATGTTATCCGCGCCGACCTCGTACAAGCCATCGACTACACACGAGCCGTCGGAACGCAGATAATACCAGTCGTTATCCAGCTTTAGCCAACCTGCTACCATTCGCCCCGTCTCGTCGAGGTAATAACGCTTACCGTCGCGCTCCTGCCAGCCAGTCGCCATGCGACCGTCAGAGAGCAGCATATACCAGCCGTTACTGTATTCAACCCATTTATCGAACTGCAATGCGCCGTCCTCGCCGAAGTACCACCAGTATTTATCCGAGTTACTCCAAGACGCATGAACCCAGCCAGTTAACATCCAACCGGACTGATTGAAGTAATACCAGCCGTCGCCGACTTTGAGCCAGCCTGTGGCGTAATCGTCCGCGGTTGCGCCCGTCTGATACCACCAAGAACCCTTGCCGTCGGTATGCCAGCCGCGCTCCTCAATCGATCGCGTGCCCGTCATGACTTCGTACCAGTAACAAACGCGGCTCATGTATTGCGCGTTCTGTGAATGTGCAAGCTCGCCAGGGCACGCCGTGGCAACAATCTGTGAATGCGGGCGAACGTTACCACCCCAACGTGGGTATCCGAGTCCGTACTTAATAAGAAGAGCGGCCACAAGGTGTGCGCCACTCTCTAGTGTTGCTTCTGATACCGTCCACGGGTTCGTGGAGTTGTTCGCATGCTCGATAGAAATACTGGACTGATTAGCCGTCCAGTTGCCACACGCCCAAGCGGTATCGCTCTCGTAGACGTGTTGTGCGATTACGCCGTCGCCGTCTACCGAGTAATGCGCGCTCTGTGACTGCATGCGCGACCACATAGAAGATAAAGAAGCGGCCGTCAAACCGACAGCCGCTTCATGATGTACAACGATGTATTGAACGCTATGCCCGCCACGTCCAGAGTCAAAAGCCGATGTAGGTGCCCAAATATCGGCGGTAATACCGCCCGAGAAATCAGCCATTATCTGCCCTCCAGCGGAGACTTTCCCTCGCGTACCTCCGGAATACCTGCAACAGAGGTAAGCAGGGATACCACGGCTGCAAGGGCTGCCGCAGAAGCAACGGCCACCCAATCAACGCCCGTGATGCCAATAGCATTTGTGCCGATAAGAGCCACTGCGGTTTGCGCTGCCGTCTTGATTGCTCGTACCAATGCTGCCTTAATCCACTCGTTCATAATGTTTCCTTTCAAACGATTTTTAATTTCCAATAATTACCTAGTGTGTACGCGCCTGTTCTAGGCGTTCCAACCGTCCCGCCTGATTACGGGTCACATCCTCAACCACAGCGAGACGCGTATCGTGTACAGAGAGTACATCGCGGATATTAGTGATCGTCTCATCGGTGCGTGCCATGTACGCCGTGAAGGCTTTCTGCGTGTCATCCAAGTCACTCTTGAGCTGCTTCACGCCTTCTTCAATGCGCACGAGTCGCATCGCGTCTTCCTGGCTTGCGCGGTTCATGGCCTTAGCACCGTTGATGAGCGTCAGCACCATGCCGAGAAACGAAACAGCTGCGACAATCTGCTCGAATGTTAGTGGGTTCATCATTTCGCCCCCTTTGCATATAACCACGAAACAGAACCAACAACGCGCCCGCCTCCACCATAATTAGCAAACCATAAAGCATTCATGCTTGATGATTGCGAAGTTACCCATCCAGACGCCGGACTACCTGACGGGTAAGATAATGCAGGAAAATATAAATCAGCACTAAATGGCATGTATTTTTTCTCAGGTGCATTAGGACAATACCAACCGCTCGAAGATATACCGTGAATATCAAACCATAAATAACAAACACCGTTGTAAGCTCTATATGCACACCAATCTTCGTATCCTGTTACTTTATCGTGATATATCACTACAGTTCCGCTATCCTCAACGGTACTGCTGGCACCTTGACCATTCAGAATATCGATAAACTTATCAATACTTATAGTCGTAGATTTCTCTACCATGAACTTGACATATTTACTTACTGTAAGATTTGAGCCATGTAAAGCAATACTCAAACCATCAGCTTTCAAATCTGTATTAAGCTCAATAAAAGGAGCGTTAATAGATGAATCTATTATTGAGCTTAACTCAATATTTTTTGCAGACAGAACGGCGCGAGTAAAGTCATCTTGATCAGATCTATCCGCCATAGCTCTAATATTTAGAACACCGTCAATCATGTTAATATTTGTGTCTTTTCCCCCTTTGCCAAGCTCAATAAGATTTTTTCCAATGAACGATGACTCTTTGCCATTGTCAACGATGTGCATGCCCTGAGCGTCAATCGTAGTGTGCATGCCCGCCTTATCACCTACATGCGCGCCATCTGCATCGTGTGAGAACGTGTTGGTTAGGTTTGCAACCGTACTTTTAACTTCACTGGCATCGCTTTGCGCCTTTGTGGCTATAGTCTTCGCCTCCTTTGCTGCATCTTTGGCGTTCTTTGCATCTGTTGCTACGTGGCTCACTTCCTCCGCCGCACGCTCAGCTTTAGCCGCGACAGTCTCAACCTTCTCCGCTGCTGCCGTTGCTGTGGTTGCTACGTCAGCAATCTTTTCTGTTGCTGCATCGGCTTTCTTCTCAACCGCCACCGCCTTCTCCTCAACGGCCGCAACCTTGACCGTGGTCTTGTGGGTGTCTTCAACCGTCTTTCGTGTGGTCGATGCGAGAGCAGTCAAACGCTTCTCAGTGGCTTCCTGTGTGCGTTCCTGGGATGTTGTTCCGCTCTTGGTCAGCGTGCCTTCGATTGCGCCGAAACTGTAACGCGTGGCCTTTGGGTCAACGAGGTTAATTGTTCGACCAACACAGAGCATCATGCGGTCGATGCCGTGCGGTTCGCTTGTAACCTGGACGCGCTGCAAGTAGTCAATCTGCTGAACGGCCGCGTCTGCATAGTGCAAGTCCGTAGCGCTTACCGTGATGGAATCAGAGAGCTTGCCCGCTGCGAGGTCGGCCACTGCTTTGTCTGCAAGTGCTTGTGGCTGGCTCAGATGGTCATACTCCATCAGCTTCTCGATAACGCCATAACGCTCGGCCATTGCAGTATCAACAACCGCGTCGCCGACAATGTCATAACCACCGCCAACGTAGGCGTGTTCGTCATCGATGGTTACGTCCTTCTCATCTTCGCCTTCGCCGGTCTTTCCTACAGGGACGATGGCCGTGTAGATATCCTTACCGTCCGCGCCGGTGTTTAGATCTAGAAGGTTCTGGCCAAGCTCTACAGACTGAGCAGCTTCGCTTGAACCGTCCGCGGTCAACCAATCGAGGTAGTTATCCTCGCCAACATAACGAACGCGGAAATACCCACCACAGAGCTTCGTAAGCTTATCGCGCATCTCTTTTAATGTGGTCGGACGTGTGCCGGTACCACGCTGAAGCGCGCCGAAGTTAACGCCGGCGTTAATGCCTACCTTGAACTTCTCGCATCGATTAGACACGCGCGCATTGTGTTGTTCAATGAACCACACAAACAACTCGCCAGCTTTAGCGGGGGCGTTAATCTCGCAGTCAATCTCGTCGGTGTCGTATGTCTTATAGGGACGAACCGTGGTGTCGTTGAGGTACGCCATAGCGCCCTCGCAGGTGACGTCAATAGATCCGTTCATGGACATCGACACTTTGCGAATACGGCCACGGAAGAGAATCTTCTGTGTCTCGTGCTCCGTGAGCTCAATCTCGCGCTCGGTGTTCATAACCGATTCACGATTAAACGCGCGCCAGAGTGGGTGTGTTGGCTGCACGGTAAAAGAAAGAGTCGGAGATTGCCCCGACTCTTCTACAAGCTTACCGGCTGAAATCTGCACGCCTTCCTCACGCGGATCATGAATGACGTTTCCCGCATAAGTCAGCACATACATTTAAGCCACCCTCTCCCACATATAGACTGCGCGATATGGTGGCATGTTGTTATGTGGCTGTCCGCCGCCCACCGCATCAACCTGGAAGCGGTAATTGGTGTAAGTGTCAGCCGAGCGTGCCGTCCACTGAATGCCGCCTCCGTCATCAGTTCCGTAGTGCATGTTAGTGTCGTGACTGTGACTTGGCATCTCGTTAATGGTCAGTGTGTGAGTATCCTCACCACCTGTTGAGCCAGCAGGGAACTTCTGCGACTGTGCTAACAGGAATACACCATTGAGCGCTTGCCATGTGCCGCCCAGAAACGTTGCTGGGTCGGTTGGCTTAGTGCTTTGGTAGATTGCACCCACTGGGAACATTGCGTCCAGGAGGTCAAAGTTCTTGGCGAGGTCCTTAATAGTCTGAACAGTCTCGTCCGTGACGTCAGGCTTCGTGAGACCTAGCCTTGGAGTCTTTGTGCTCATTAAATGTCCTTCCAATCGAAGTCGAGCATAACTGTTGTGTTGTTGTGCGTCTCCGCGTCATCGACGTATGCATGTTCGCGCCACGTTCCGCGCATGTCCTGCCACTTCTTACCGGCAAGGCTGGACCACTTCAGACCCTTGAGCCTGTTCTTTCCAGCGCGGCCGACGTATGCCAGGCTTGTGCCGTCAAACTGCTTCCATGTAAGTCCCGCATAATCGCGCCAGATGGCCGTTCCGTAGTCTGGCGTAGTGTTCACGGTTACGCGGTTCTTTCCGTTGTGCAACTCTAAATCGCGGTTTATCCACACACCCGGCTGAAGGTCAACGGTTTGTCCGTTGATATTGACCAGGGCGCGCGCCTGACATGTGATGGTCGGAACCACCGCATGAGCGGGGCCGTCGATGATGTAGGTTTTACCAAGCTCACCGTCTAGCTCGTAGTGCATGACGCCGCGCGACTTGTACGGGTCTGCGGTAATCGTTAGTTTGATGGCCGCTGTCTCGTCGTAGAGCGTCTGAGAGGTAACCTCAAAGCGTCCTGTGTAGGTATAACCCTCGTCCCAAGACAACATGAAATCCAGCCGTCTACCGTGGAGCATGTTACGCAGAGCGGTCAGCGTCGTTTCAACGCTTGCCCAGTCGTGTGTGTCGAGCGGTGAGAGTGTGATGGTGATTGTTCGCTTGTCAAACACCGGCGCACCTGTCAGCCACTCAGACAAGTCCAGCACGCCATCGCGTCCAGGAATAGACACCGTAGACGTTCTGGTGGCTGGTGGCTTGTCTGCGTAGTTCGTGACTGCCATGCGGTAGGTGGCGCAGAGCGGCACTCCATCAACCACAACTTCATACGTGTCTGTTAGTTCCGTCATCTGTTCGCCACCACTTTATATTCACCGAGGTTTGAATCTACATACGGCGAGACAATCGTGCCGACCGTCTGGCCATCCATCACAACGCGCATGTTGCGCACATCTTCACGCAGTCCTGAAATCTCGCTAATCAGCTCGTCGTCACCCTTAGAGTTGTTCACAGCGTCGCTGATGTAGCCTGTGAGCGTGCTAATTGGCGCGACTGCTTCGGGTCCTGCTTCGCCGCCAATCATGGCCTTGTTCCCGTTCATACCGAACATGGTCGGGTTCATCAGAACACCGCCGTCGGCGTACCACTCAATGCCCAGGCTTGGGACTGATGGTGGCGCGAGCGAGAATGTGCCGGAAATGCTGAAGTGCGGAAGCTTAATCTTTGGGAACTCAAGATGAAGACCACGGAAGAATCCACTAATGGCATCCAGGGCTCCGGAGACGGTGTTCTTCGAGTCACCCATGACATTGCCAATTGTGCTCGCGATACCGTGGAAGATATTGCCCACCATGGTTGAGATGCCATTAAATACACTAGAGAAAATGTTCGCGATTCCGTTGACAATGCCAGACAGCACACCTTGAAGGCCGCCCATAATTCCCGAGATGATGTTACTCATACCCTGAAACGCCGTCTGCGCGCCATTTGCGGCCATCTGCCAGTTGCCTGTGAAGATACCAACGAATACACCAACAACTGTCTGAATAATGCCTGTGACTGTTGTAATAACTCCAGCAATAACATTCATAGCAGCTGAGACAATCGCTGCAGCAACCTCAAAGGCTGCGCCGAATATCGTAGAAACAATCGTGGCGATTGTGGTGAATGCTACTCCTAGATTCTGCAGATATACATCAATTAGTGGCTGAATAGTTGCAATAAATAGCGCGAAAATCTCCTGTAGCTGTTCTGTCATCTGCATTTGTGTCGTAATCATTCCACCAACAGCTTCACCGAACCCGCTAAACGCTTCAACGATCATGCCAATTCCTGAGACAATCCCGTCGATAGCCGGTTGAAATATTGGGGTTAACTGCTCGATAACTAGACCAATATCGGTGCCGAAATTCTCGCCTGCTTGTGCTGTATCTTGGAAGGCATCTCCCAGCGGTGTAAAGTACTCAACAACTGAAACAAATGCTTGCCCAATTTCATCTATAGCGCCAGTAATTAGTGGGGCGGCTGCTTCAGCAAACGATGCAATAACATCGCCAATAAACGCGATTGCATTAGCAATTCCTCCAATAATGCTAGAGATTGTCTCCATATCGTAGAGACGACCAAACACTGAATCTAACGATTCAATCGCACCAATAACGATGTTAACGATGACATCGCCAATCCTTTGGAAAGAACTCCATAAAGACTCAAGGGCTGGCGCACATGAAGACATTATGTCTTGTCCTATGGCTCCGAGAGTTTCCATTAGTGGACCTATAGCCGCTTGTACATCTTTATTAGTAGCAGCTAATGCACCGAAGGCTACGAGAGCAATTCCAACTGGTCCTGATAGCGCCATCAATCCACTAGATAGTGGTCCAAGTAGTCCTGACAAAATTGGAATCTGTCCGATTATCCCCGCAATGGCCGCAGGACCTTTTAACGCCGCGAAGACAGCAAGAAGCGGAGTAATAGTAGGAAGTACTCCTCCGATTGACTTCGAGAATCCATCAATTGCCGGAGCAATGTTCTTAAATGCTTCAACCAACACTTGAATGGCTTGTGTGAAGATTGGAGCGGTCAGACGCGACAGAGCGGCGCGAACGTTAGCAAATGAGCCAGCTAGTGTGTCACCAGACGACAGAGCCGCTTCGCCTAGACCGACGCGCATGGCTTCCGAGAATGTATGGAAGTCAATCTGTCCCTTGGAGACCATCTCGGAGACTTCCTTGGACGTCTTGCCAAGGTATGTTCCAAGAAGTTGCAGAACTGGCACGCCAGAGCTTGAAAGTTGCATCATGTCATCGCCCATCAGCTTGCTGCGCGAAGCGACGGAGCTGAAGATGACGCCGACATCATTGAACGCTCGACCAGATGCCGCCGCAACGTTCGCGACAGACTTCAGCGTGTTGGTCATATCCTCGCCGGACTTAATGCCAGCTGCAGAAAGCGTCGCTGCGGCTGTTGCTGCGTCACCCAGACCAAACGCCGTGCCACGTACTGACTGAGTGGCTGAATCCATAATGGACTCGATGTCCTGGGCGTCATGGCCAAAGCCGGCGAGCTTCTTTCGTGCGTTATCGATGTTCAGCGCGCGGTCGATGCCGCCCTGGATGGCCATACCAGCAACCGCGGCAATTCCCGCCTGGCCTACGCCAATCAGTGAGCTCGTGATTTGCTGTGTATTGGTACGCACGGCGTTCCATGCGCCAGACAGTCCATTTTTAGCTGTGTTGGCAATGTTTGAAAAAACGCTCTGCGCTTTACTGCGTATAGCTGCAAACGATGACTGCACGCTGCCAGACGTGTCGTCCATATTGCTGCCGATAGACTTCGACACGTTCTGCGCTTTGTTCTGGATCTGACTGAGTGAAGACTGCGCCTTATTTACGCCATCAACAAAGCCATCGGCATTAACGGTGAACTTCGCGGAGAGTGTATAGTCACTTGCCATATATACCTCCTCTCATGTTTATTTCTGTTGATTCGATAGAGCCTTCTCGAGCGCGGCCATTTTGTCGCGCGCTTCTTTTGCGCTCATGGTCTTTCTGTCCGGCTTGTTTGCTTCAACCCACAGAAGCTCAGGCTCTTCGCTCTTCTTCTTGTAGCCGTTGGCGAGTGCGGTGGCTATTGCTTCGTTGAGAAGCATCTGGTCATATGCGACGCGGTCATGCTCAGCCACTTGAAGAAGGGCAATCTGAGCCGCTGTGAGCCTGTCAAACTCGTCCGGCGTCCACCCAAAGCGAACAGCCGCCCACGCCCACAATGCATCACGCTCATAGCCTGTCAGCGGTTTCTGTGGTGCTTCTTGTGGTTGGTTGGTCTGTTGTTGTGTTGTGGATGGTCCGACCCAGCGCGGATTCAACAGATCTACTGGAATAAAAAACCGCAGTCCTTCATGAGTGATTCGCTTACGGCTTCAATCATCTGAGCGTAGCCGTGCTCCTGCAGGTACTTTCCAGCAAGCTCGATGGCCTGTGTGGGGTTAACCCATGCACTCTGACCACTCTCGCGAATGCCATACGCAAAGATGGTCTTAGTCTCGCGCAGGGTTGGTTGAGCGGTGAACACGGAGATGATGCTCTTGTTACCAATCGCACTCTCGGCCATCTCAACACGCTTCTCCGCGTAGAGAAGCTCGTATGTAGTACCGTCAACCTCGAAGGTAAAATCTGCCATTTCTTACTCCTTAACTAATAAAAAAGGGGCAGCCGAAGCTACCCCGTGAGTTGTGTCTGTGGACGCTTATCGTCCTGTTGGCTTGGTGATTGCCTTAGCCTTGGCGGCTGCGTCAATGTCAAACCACGTCCACTTGCCTGTGCCTGTGAGAGATACAGACGCGGTGCGTACATCGTCGGTTGGCGAGTCAGCCTCGTACTTGGTAACTATGACAGCGCCGCCACCGATTGGCGTGAAGTCTGTATTGTCCAAGAACTCCTTGACGCACAGAATAGTGCCGTCGGCTAGTGCCTGGCGGAACAGTTTATCGCTCTCAGCGTCCTTGACGGCCACCGTATCGACGGAAACCTCGAAGGAACGGGTAGATGCGCGGTTGACCTTCCAAGCACCGCGAGAAGACTTCGTGGAGACGCTCGTAGTATCAGCGGAAAGCGATACCTTGTGAGACTTCTCGCCAGCGATTGCGAGAAGCTTAGAACCGTCAGCGCTGAATACGCCGAGAAGAACCTCTGCGCCATTTACAGCGTTAACGCCACCGGCGGAAACATCGCAATATGCACCACTATCGAATGCAGTTGAATCTGGCATAGTAATGCCCCTTTCTACTTAATAATTAGACCGTAAGAGACGACCACCTCGAACGGCACAACCGCGTGCCACTCTCCTGTTTCGTCTCGCTTGATTGTGTTTAGACCGTTATCCGTTTGACGGATGACCTGGAACGGACAAGCCAAACTAATTGGCTGGCTCATGGCTTCTTCTAGAGCCGTCACCATCTTGAATATTTCCTCGCGCGTCTTGGACGGCTTAGATATTGCGTGAAGCTCGATGGTGTAGACGTCCAGCCACATTGTTTTTGTTTTGTCCGGACGAACTGAGAGTGCGCCGACGGAATAAAGAGGAGAGGGTTCTTTATTCGCGTCGGTCACACATTTAACGCCCGTGCCTTCTTTGACACGTGCCACAACCGCCGCGACAAAGTCGTCGAGCGGGAGTCGCCTTAGTGCTTGCTTCATAAGCCCTTACTCCTTAGATACTCACCGCACCGCTTCTTCAGAACAGCGCGCGCCGCTTTTATCTCCGTAGCGAAGAAGTGCTGGCCTTCCACAAAGGGAGCCTTTAGGCGCTTGCCAATCTTTGGAACGTACTGACCAACATTCTGGCGATGGCCATACTCAACATGCGGCGCGTATTCGCCTGTGTAGCCAATCTCTCCTTCGCCACCTTTGACGCTCTGGCGAATGGATCCAATCAACTCGCCTGTGTCTCTCGGTGTGGTTGCGCGTAGGTCTTCGGCTATCTCATTCACGGTGCGCTTCATAACAATTTCAGGCTTGATGTTTGCGAGCTCTTTCAGTGCGTCGCCAAGTCCGCCGTCGTCAAACTCTAGGCGAACACTAGGAATCCGCATCACCCTTTAGCTTCTTCAGCGATAGAACGCGGCGGCGTCCAAAGTCACTCACATGGATGACCTCAAAGACGTCGCCAGCGTCAATCACGGGAAAGCGAACAAGAGACGCACGGAGGGCAAGCTCGGCGGGAACTGTCGTGATAAGCGTCAGGTCACACGCCGCGTAGTCGTTGCCTTCGTTTGCCGTCTCTACAAGCGATGCGGGGCATACCCTCGCCCGGGTGGTTGTTATCACCCGGCGCGAGAGTACGCGGTTTCCTAGCTTGTCGCGCGCGTCGGTGTCCGCAAGCTCAATCAGCTCGCACATCCGCCACCTCATACAAACCTCACTTTTGGAAACTGCAGAGCAGAGGTATTGTCCGCCCTAGCAATCTCGGCCAAGGCAGAAAGCTCCGCGGCATACTCCGCGAGCAAATCGTCCACAAACTGAAGGGACAAGGTTCCGCCCTGTCCCTCTGACTCCTGCGTGATGCCTTCATCGAATCGGCGATTCACCGCTTTAATGGTTGCATCGACCACAAGGGACTCTGCTGTGGTGGGTAGCGTTGATACGCCAACGCGCAAACAGATGCGGTCCGTGAGCGTATGCGTGACCTCTTCCAGCCACTTATCGCTCGGCTTATCCTCGACCGCTTCGAGTCGTGTCTTGACACGATCTAATACGCTCATACGCTCACCTCCTTACTTGTGGATTAGACGGTTGCCTTAATCTCTGCCTTGACAACGCCGTCGGTAATCTCTGGGAAAATCTTGACGCCAGACATAACCAAGGTGTCGCAGGTTGCGGTCTTGGTGTCAGTGCTGTGGGTGATACCAACGAATCCGGTGGCGTCTGAGGTCAGGCCGAAGGTGGAAGCAAGGTCAGAACCATTTGCTGGGATATATGCCAGATTCAGGTTCATGGCTGCAGTACCAAAGAGAGTACCTGCCCTAACTGCGGAAGAGGTGATTGCGGTACCCAGGCCAAGGAAGTCCTTGAGGTAGGTGATGCCTGCAGCATTCTGGGTGGTTACGGTTGCAGTGCCGAGGTAGTCAGCCACATCAAGAGGATTGACGAAGAAGACGAATGGGTTGGCTGCGTCAGTATCGAATCCGTCATAACCCTCGAACTTAGTGGTAAGGGTTGCCCAGAGGTTAGCCATAGCTGCCTGAAGGGTCTTGCCCTGCTTAGCTGCAGCTGTAGTGGTGGAGACGCTTGCAATCAGGTCGTTTCTGATGCCGCTCTGAATGGTGCCAATAAGCTGAGCGTCGGCTTCGTTGATTGCACGATCGCGTCCGCGAAGCTGGATAGCTTCGGCAGAGGTTACACGGCGATACTTTTTAAGAGGAAGCTCGATGGTCTGGTCAAGCTGACGCTTGATGTTAGACGCTGGAATGGTGTCACCCTCAGCAACTACGCCATTCTTAACGTCCTTCACGAACTTGTA